GAGCATTGGGACAGTCGATGCTACCGGAGGAGTTTACCGATTCGATTCCAGCCTCGGTGCTACGCCACGCCTGCAGCTCGGGAATGGAGTTAAGGCATATAACTGGGATGGTACAACCCTTACCCAGATCGCGGGAGCTAACTTCCCGGGAAATACTTACGCAACTGCGGGAGTGAAGGGTTGGGCTTATCTGGATGGTACTACTTACTGCCTGGACGCGGAAGCCTATATTCACGGGAGCGATACGGTAGTGGGGATGAATGCGCCGGAGCAGTGGACTGATGTGCTGAATCTCCTGGGCGCGCAGATCGAGCCAGATCGGGGAGTGTTCCTCGCGAAGCAACTGGTTTACGTCTTGGTACTTAAAGAGTGGTCTACTGAGGTCTTCTACGATGCGCAGAATCCCGTAGGTTCGCTTCCGCTCGGACCGGTGCAAGGGGCGAAGATCAACTACGGTTGCGTGAATGGGGACTCCGTGCAGGAGATAGACGGAACTCTTCTTTGGCTCGCTACGAATCGTTCGTCGGCAGTCCAGGTATTGATGGTGGAGAATCTCAAAGCGAGTGTCGTGTCTACGAAACCCATCGAGCGTTTGCTGGGGGATGCTGATTTCAGCGTGGTTTATTCCTTCGGGATAAAGTTCGAGGGGCATCGTTTCTACGTCTTCACGCTGAAAAATAGCAACCTGACCCTGGCCTACGACCTGACCGATAAACGGTGGGCGCAGTGGACGGATTCCACTGGCAATTACTTCAAGATCGTCTCGAGCTCTTACCTGCCCGGATCTGGCCGCGTATTGCAGCACGAGACAAACGGTAAACTTTACAAGTTCGACGCGATCTACACTAACGATGATGGTACAGCTATCACCGTTGACCTGTACGCTCCAAACTTCGACGGAGGTGTACGCAGGATTAAGCAGCTTAACTTCATGGAATTCGTCGGGGATCAGACTCCCGGTAGTATCCTGCAAGTTCGTGTAAATGATAAAGACTATTCGCCTGAGGCTTGGTCAAGCTTCCGCCTAGTGGATATGAGTGTGGAGCGGGCCTTCTTAGCTAACTGCGGAAGTTTCCGTCGGAGGGCCCTGCACATTCGACATCAGTCAGATACGCGCATGCGCTTGCAGGCCGTTGAACTTCAGATCGATCTCGGGACGCTGTAATGGCTACTAAATTCCAGCCTCCTCCAACCTACGCACTTCCTGTTAGTGTAGATGAGGTAACGGGTAAGAGCGTTTTCAACCCTATCTGGCTTAAGTGGTTCATAGACTTAAGTAGTAAACTGACAATTACGGGAGCGGGCTCTGTAGCAAGTATCACGGCGGGTACTGGACTAAGCGGTGGTACGATCACGACTACTGGAACACTAGCCTTAGCCAACGCGGGAATTGCCGGAACATACGTTAAGACAACTTTTAACGCACAGGGGCAAGAGACTGCAGGTAGCGCTACGCTGGATTTATCCACCGACGTTACGGGTATTCTAGCCAATACCCACTTGACTGGAGTAAGTGCGACCATAGTCACAGCGAAGCTAACTCTCGCTGGAGCAAACGGATCTATGACTTTCACCAACGGATTATTAACTGCGCAGACTGCTGCGACCTAAGGAGACTTTATGGGAATGTATGACTTTAGCAGTTCGGATTATAGTGGCGTTGGAGTACAGGCTTCTCCTGATACAGGATCAGGCTATAATTTAGGAAACGCAGCAGGTCCTGGCGCCTCAGCTCCGCCTTCAACGGACTCTAGTTACAGCCTCGGAAATTTCGGGGATTACAGTAATTTCAACCAGGGCTACGTCGATCCGACTAACTATGGAATGGGGGGTATGTCTGGTCAAATGGACTTCGGTAACGGAGCAGCACCCTCATCGGAGGGAGCTTACGCAAGCACAGTTCCTGGCATGCCTACTGCCCAGGGACAACTTGGCACGACTCAGGATACAGATCCCTTCGCGCGCCCGGAGCCGGGCTTCTGGGGTTCTAATGCGCAGAAGATGCTTAGCTTTTTAGCTAACTTTAACCCGATAACAGCAGGGATAAACACAGTTGCTACTGCTATGAATTCCCCTAATCCTACGCAAGCGGTGTTGCAGGGTTTGCTAGGTCGCTTCGGGGGAATGCCGGGGCAGGTCGCTAATGCTGGCTATAATATGGCAACGTCGGATAATCCAGGTGCTACAGCGCTAGGAATCGGTGGGTCTTTACTAGGAGGGCAACTAGGTGGTTCGCTGGGAGGACCGGCAGGAGCTACCTTCGGCTCGCAAGCCTTGGGAAGTTTAGCCGGGATGGCGGGGGGTATGCCGGGAGGCCCTGGCGGCCCCGCCCCGCAGGGTAATGGCGGCGGGAGAAACTGGCTTGATACTGCTATGTCCGTCGGTTCAGGACTGTACGGTTTAAGTCAAGCTAACGCTCAGCGTAATCTGGCGACGCAAGCAGCGGCGCCTTCGGCTGCAGCGGGGGCTGAGTTACAGAAAGTTATTTCCGGGGACTTCACTAATGACGCGGGATTCAAAGCTGCGCAGTTAGCTGCAGCGCGTACGGCGTCCCAGCAACCCGGCGGTTTTGCAGCTTCGGCGGCAGCCCAGGCAGCTTTGAAGTATCAGAATGATCGGATCTCTACCTTAGCCGGAGCTTCCGGTTCAAATCGTGGATACTACGATGCGATGACGGGGATGAATTCTGCTAACAATCTCGCCGGGTCTAGCCTGGCCAGTATGGGTTTCGGTACGGCTTCCGGCTCGGCTAACCCGCCCTGGCTACAACAGTACCTGATCCAGCACGGCATGGGAGGAGGCTAGTATGTCGGAACTATTTGGAGCCCCTAGTGGCATAATGGCCGCTCAACAGAATCAGTTAATGGGCCTGCAAGCCCAGCAAGCGATGGGGAATATCGCTATGCAACCGGCTGACCTGGCAATGAAGCAGTCGCAAGCTCGGTTGGTAGGCGCGGAGGCATCTCAGCACGAAATTGCTAACTCGCAGGCGCAAGCAATGCTGGATCTTCAACGAAGTTGGATAGCGAATAAGCAGGAGACTGACGCTCGGCAGCAACTGGTAGCGCAAGGCCAAGCCTCAGGGCAAGACGCGACCGTAGCAAACCTAGGGCCTAACGGGCAAGCGCGTAGCGTCTCCCAGGCAGATAGCCTTCAGCAGTTTGCAGATTTCGCCGACGCTCATGGACTACCTCCTACTCAACTGTCTGCAATGCGTGCGCAGATAGCTACTATTCACGAGCACGAAGCTATAGCGGGTTATCGTAATATGCAAGCCTCGGAGATCCAAACGCAGCAACAAATGCAGCACGCGCAGAGGGTTAGTAATATCGCTAACGCTGCTGCGCAAAGTCCGCAGAATTACATGGCAATTGCCAGTGATCCAACGTTACGCCAGTTGCTTCCTTCGCAACTGACAGGAGACTGGAGTACGGACAGGCCCGTACTGCAAGCGATTACCGCGGCGGGACAGGACTCGATTAAGCAAGCTAACCTGCAATTGAAGACTCAAGCGGATGCAGTGCAAGCATCACGTTCAAAGGCTGCTTCGGCTGCCTCCTACGCAGCGGCAGATGCCTCGAATGCACGTGCAGCGCTGACGTCGACTTATCAGGACAACATTATTAAGAACGGCGGGGAACGCTCCGCGGCTGCCAAGGACGCGAAGGACGCTTCAACTGCGGCACGGCAAGCAGCGACGGCAGCTAAGTTGCGTACGGAATTCCCGCCAGTGCCGCTTGATCCGGGTGCGCGAAGTTTCGGAAAGTCCTATACTGCGGCGGATGGGTCTACCCGTGCAACCTGGCAGAAAGACCCCGCTAGCGGCAAGGGTGTTTGGGTTCCAGTCAACGCTACGAAGGCACTTAAGGCAGCCTCACCCATGGTGAATGGAGCCGCAGATCCGGGCGCACCTGATCCTGGTTTAACCGCTGACGATACGGGGGAATAATGGGAAACTTTCTTGACGAATCTTTCATGACCGGGGTTGTTCCGGGGGAGACTTCTTCGGTTCCAAGCAATTCCCTGAGTGACGATTTCATGACTGGAAAACAGCCTCCCGTTTCAACGCCTCCTAAAACTTCAATCCCAGTGTTAAAACCAGGGGAGACTGTTTTAAACATGGCGCCGGGCCAACTACAGAAAGAAGCCGCCGCGCTCGCAAATATGGCTATCTCTGTCCCTGGTGGAGTAGCTGGCATGATCGGCGATAACTTGTCGCGCCTTAGTTCCTTGATGTATGGAACGGACGCGAAGGAGGCGGGAGCTACGGCACGCGGAGTCTCGGATCAATTAAACTCTGACTGGGGAAAGCTTACTTCGAAGCTGGGATTACATTTTAATTCCAACGGTTCGGCTATAGATGCAGTCATGAACTATGGCATGCAAGCCTCGGACACAGCGGGGGCTGCTATAGATAAGGCTACCGGGGGTGCTATCCCGGCGGATCTAGTGCAGACTGCCCGTGATGATGTACTTAATATGCTGGGGGTTAAAGGTCTTAAAACAGGGGCGATTAAGGCTTGGGATAAAACTAAGGCCGTCGGAACAGAATTCAGTCATGCTTTAGATGGAGCAGATCCTGATATAACTGCGGCTAAAGCAGCGGTAGCTGATTCTAAAGCTCGCATAGCTGCGGATGCGGATCACGCGCAGGCGGTACAGGACGTGGCCGCAGGTACGGCAGCTCCTGCGACTGTTGACGCTGTTGTAGCTAAGGCTATGGAAGCCCGGCATCCACTGGACGTTGCATGGAATCCTAAAGCGAAACCAGCCGCTGCAAAGGGATCCAGTCCTGCCTGGGATAACCTGGTACGCGGGCTGGTGGAGGAACCCGGGGCGAAGGCAGATGCGACTTTGTCTGAAAGTGCAATAACGGAAGTTCCACAGGCCGCCCCCGAAGGTCCTGGTCTAACGCAGAAGACTACGCTGGCAGAACCTACGATTATCGGAGAGGCCCCGGATTTGGTTGAGTCTGGCCTGGACAAGCTTCGTCAAGGTCAGTTGATATCCACCCCCGAAGCGGAGGCTATCCGCGCGCTGAAACCTCTGCCGGGGCAAGGTACGATAGTGGACCCCGAGGGCAAACCCTACTTCCAACGCGGGCAGGCTGACCCAGCCTTGCTCAAGACCCTCGGCCTCATGGGCCTCGGCGCGGTAGCCGGGACGGCACTGTATAACTGGTATCAATCTTCATCCGGATTATCCGAGGATAACGCGCGCGATGTTGGCGCCGGACTAGCGGGGCTTGGCGCTGTCGGAATGCTGAAGGGTAAGCTTGAAGGTGTACCCGAGCCTCGCCTTATAGATCTCGTCAAGCAAGCCGGCGCAGAAGGCGAAGGCGCCGCAGCGAAGCTCTACACCGACACGAAGTCCCAGCTCACGCGGACTGTCCAATCTTGGGATCGCGGCGGTAAGGAAGGCCTGCCTGTCGAAGACATTGTCCAGAACACTTATATGAAAGCTTTCGAAGCGATTAAGAAAGGTCAGTTCCGAGGAGACTCCTCTCTGTCCACCTTCCTCCACAAGATCGCGCAGAACGAAAAGTTCAACGTGTTCAACTCCGTAGCGGAGAAGACTGCGCGCCGGAGTTCCTCTCTGGAAGTAGATCCTGAAACTGGCGGCGCAATCGTCCCTGAAAAGTACACGATGGAGCAGTCGCCGGAGAAATACCAATCCGCGCAGGACCAGGCGGCTACTAACCAGCTCGCGCAACGGATGCAGTCTGCGCTGGATAAACTCCCGGAGGATCAAGCGGCAGTGTTCAAAGCGCTGGAGATGGATGGTCTGAGCTACGAGGAAGCTGCGGCGCAACTCGACGTGCCGATCGGGACTATCCGCTCTCGTTTCTCCAGGGCTAAGGAGAATCTCCAAGGGAGCTTGCGGGATTACAAGGATCTCCAAGCGGGTAACGTAGATCCAAAGGTGCTGGCTAAAATAGCCGCAACTGTCGGTGGGGCTGTTTATGGATACAATAAAGACAAGTCGCCCTTGGGCCTATTACTCGGTGCCGCCGTCGGGATGGGGGGCGCAGCACTCGCCGACGGCGGCTGGAGATCCGTGGCATCTGCTCTATCCGACGGGCTCAAAGCAGACGAACGTATTCGGATAACACCTGAATTACGTACGATGAATACAGTGATTGAGACGGCTAATAGAGATCTGTATTCTCTGGGTAAGAAGGTGGAAGCACTAGGACTTCCCAGGGCTTCTCTGTCCCGCATTACGCACAGTCTGGAAGGTGACACTTCAATCAAGCTAACTCCAGAAGAAGTTACTGCAAGTAATACCATTACCCAATTCTTCTCCAAGTATGGACAGCTAGGTTTGAAGTCCGGAGTGTTACACGACTTACTTAACAATTACGTTACTCACGTTTACGGGTCAGCTGGAAAGAGTTTACTTGAATCCATCATGCAAGAACGGACAGGCGGAAGTACTTCCTCTCCGTTCGCAAAAACTCGTACGGGGCCTCCGACCATAGCCGAAATCAATTCGCATGCTGCCTCGAAAGGCCTGCAACCAATTACTGATAACATCTTGGAGATCGTTTCGGCCTATGGAAAATCCCTCGCCGGAGCCATGGCGCATAAAGGATTGCTGGAGTCTTTAAAGGGGCGGGAGAGCGGAGTGTTGGGACCTAAGGGCCTGCCAGATACTTTACTGATGAAGATTAGCAAGGCTCCGGCGGACTACGAACGTATAAATCACCCGTCGTTACAAGGATACCTAGTTCACCCGGATATTGCCCCTAATATGCGCTTTGTTCTTAGTACTGCAGAGTTACCGGCTATCCTTAAGGGCGTAGTGGCTGTTAATCAGTTAGCTAAGCGTGCCAAATTCACTATGAGTTTGTTTCATGACACCAGTCTAATGATGGCCATGAACGGCGCTGAGAAATTCTTACGTTCTGATAACTTAAAAAACGTGGGCATTGCTGCCTTAGGGGCAGGCGTCGGAGCACTGGTAGATCCAGCGCATCCTTTAAGGGGGGCTGCTATTGGCGCAACTGCCGGCTTTAACATACGTCGAATGGGGCCAGCCTTACGCGGAACACATACTCTACTGGATGAGTTGGCCAAGAACGATCCAAGTGACGAGATTGGGAAATATCTGCACGGCGGACTTAAACTTGCGATGGGAGGACTCGGTACAGAGGACTTAAATATGGCAGGCTTTAAAGCATTTGCTCCTATGCTGGATTCTCAAATCCCTGGAACCGGTAAATTGATTACAGCTACGGCTGCGCTATCCGACGCCTTTACTCGTATAACCTTCGAGCAAGTGCAGACCGTTGGTAAGTTAAGTATTGCAATGGGCTCACACTCGGAGATGCTTATGAGTGAGGCTAAGGCCTTGGCACGTGATCCTAACTTTAAAATTACCCCGAGTGAAGAGCTATACCGAAAAAGTTCTGACTTCGCTAACACGATCCAGGGTGGTTTGAATTGGCAAGAGCTGGCGGAAGGGATGAAGACGAAGGCAGGGCGCGACTTTGCTCTTGCCGCTCTTTCCCCTAAGGGTAGAGCTGTTTTGCAATTGCTGGAGATTGCGCCTGACTGGGCTTTGTCTACGGCTCGCGCAGGGTATATGAGTGCCGGGACTCTCGTAGGAGGGGAGGCCGGAAGTCTTCGGGGCTTGATTGAACCTAAAACTACTACAGACTTATACCGCAGATATATGTTGCGCAGTATGGTCATTCAGGCTACGGTTGCTAATGCAATTAACTACTCCATGTCAGGCCATCCTATCTGGGAAAATCGAGACAAGGATGGAAAATTTGATCCAACCTTTATCGACTATGGAAATGGGCAGCACCAGCAGTGGAATAAGCATTATAACGAATTCTTCCATTGGGGGACGAAAACGAAAGCGCAGTTTTTAGCTAAGTTAAGTTACGCAGTCTCCGAACCGCTGAACCAACTCTTCGGGACAGAGTATCTAGCTCCGCGTATTACGGCACAGGGGCAAGTAACGGCTGGGCCTGTAATGAAAGGATCACCTATCCTACACGCACTTAAAGGTTTTCAACCTATGTCAGTTGATACGAGTAAAGATTTAGGATCCAATGTAGCCGGATTCTTAGGGGCACCGATCCTAGGTACGTCTACTGCCGAAATTCAAGCAGCCAGAGAATCCCTCAAACAACTTCACCAAACACCGGAGTATAAAGCCCTGCAGGCGGAGCGCCGGGCAGCTAAACGAAGGAGCGCACAATGACTGGACGAGCAGATTACTACGAGTTCGGCGGATACAACGCTGTATGCTACGAGTGTGGCCGCAAGCGTAAGGCCTCGACCCTCAAGAAGACTTGGCAAGGGTACTTCGTCTGCCCGGAGCATTGGGAGCCGCGGCAACCGCAAGACTTCGTCAGAGTTATCCCGGATATTATCACGCCACCCTGGGCTCAGCCAATGCCGCAGGATCATTTCAGGTTTGGTGATGTTCTGATTACGGAGCAAAGTGATCTCTACGAAAATCTTGATATGATTCTTACTGAAAATTTTTATCCTATAACTACGGAGTAACTCATGCCGACTAGAATTTCCCAGCTTCCTCCAGCTACTACGCCGACTGGAGTGGAACTTATCCCGATGGTGCAAGGAGGTGTTACTAAGTACTCACTTCTTAGTGATTTATACGCCGCACCATCTGGCTCATCCCGCATTGGGTGGCTTAGAAACGCGATCGGTGCCGTCGCAACTACCATAGCAAAGTGGCTTGGGCGGCAACCCCCCAGTGTTTTTGAGTTTATGACAGATGCAGAAATTGCGGATGTACAGGCCGGTACAGTTACTTTAGATGTTACAAATGCAATAGAGGCATTTTTTGCATCTATTGGAGGAGTTGTTGGCGGTAAAGGGATTATGCCTAGAGGCCGATATAAAACGACAAGAATGCTGACGGCACCCTATGGAATAATACTTCTCGGAGAAGGGTCCCACGGGGGAACTTCTGCTCAACGGCAAGCTGCAACATCTATTTACGGATTCCATAATGGATCGGCAATCCTAAGCCTAGCTGGAACCAACGGATGCACACTCCAAGATATTGGTCTGCAGGGTGGTGATGCTACGACTCACCCGAAAACAGCGTTAATGCTCGGGCGTAGAAGTTCAGCATCAAGCGGGTATCACAAAATTGATCGAGTAAGCGCCTATGGATACTTCTCTGTGGCACCTTTCTACAGTATTGCATCAGAAGATAATTTATGGATTGATGTGTATGCGTGGATTTATGGAGGTACCGCGAAGTATTGTTTTTATACAGGTGAGGCAGACTTACTTGCTGTTGATTCTCTCGTCACTTCATCTAATCTCGAAAATACGCTTATTCGTCCATGGTTTCTTAATACTTCGTCAGATGCAAATTCTGCTGGAATATATATTGAATGCACCCAGGCAACCGGAAGCTGGACGTTTATCGGTGGTTATATGACTATGCAAGCCGGTGCCTATATACAGCTCAATGCGTCGCCGTCTGCCGGAACCGACCAACTAGGTCCATTCACATTCATTGCTACAAGCGGAGAACTATATTTAGGTGGTGATCCTCTGTACGGCTACAGGCTAACCGCGACAGCCGCGTGTGATCTTGTCGGTCTTAATATTGTCGGAGGGCGTTTTGCCTTCCAAGCAGGAACAAATCACTACCAAATCTATAAAGACCCGGTATTGACGCTACGCTCTCCTACTATCACATTGCAACCGCCGGAAGCTTTTCCTTATGCACAGACGTCGGTGTCTAGGGACCACGTGCTAGGCGGTACATTAAATATAGGTCGATACTATGAATGGACTCCCGTAACATTCGCGGCATCATGGTCAGACACATTAGGGGCTCCATACGCACCTGCCAGCTATTGCATTGACTCGGACGGTTTCGTCCATTTTCGCGGACAGGTTGTTTCAACCGGCCTCGGCCCGGCGCTCATTTTTTATCTACCCGGCGGTTTGATACCGCCGGTAAATATGTTCTTCGGGACAAGCGTCGGTACTACCGTTGGCCAGATATTGATAACTTCAGCGACTGGTGCCGTGACGCTGCCCGTGGGTTCTACGACGAGCGCGGTAGACCTTAGCCCGATACGGTTCAAAATGAATTAAGCTATGAACGACACACACCCTAGACAACCAGAGTATGAAGATCTTTTTAGGAAGCACGAAGCTGAGTCTGCTACAGTAACTCCTTGTACATCTGATACCTGCCCCTCTATGTTCATAATCGACCGTAGGATTAACCGCCACCGAATGGAGATTGAAGAGTTGAAGGCCATGATTGCAACCCACGCGAAACTGATGGAAAAGAACTCAAAGGACACAGCAGAAGTGCTTGCGATTGTCACCCTGGGAAAGGGGTTCTTCAAAGTCCTTGGGTGGATTGGTACTGGGATAAAACTTATTGCGGCTATAGTGGCGCCGCTTGCTGCAGTGTACTTATGGTGGAAAAAATAGGAGTCTAATTATGATTACTTTTGATGAAGCATTTGATCGACTAGTCGGTAACGAAGGAGGGTACTCCTTCGATCCGAAGGACCCCGGAGGAGAGACGAACTGGGGGATCTCTAAACGGAGTTACCCTCAGGTGGATATCAAGAACCTTTCGAAGGAACAGGCAAAGCTGATCTATTACCAGGACTTCTGGAAGCCCTTGTCAGATGCGCACCCCGCCATCAAATTCCAGGTGTTCGACTTCGCTGTGAACTCGGGAGTGTCTACCGCGATTCGTAAACTCCAACAGGTCGTAGGAACTGCGGACGACGGTCACTGGGGACCTATCTCCCACTCCTACCTGATGAATATGGACGTAAACGACGTGCTGATGCTGTTTGTAGCGGCGCGAATACGCTTCTGGACTTCCCTATCCACGTGGCAGACGTTCGGTAAGGGTTGGGCAAATCGCGCAGCCGACGATCTTGAATATGCAGCAAAGGATAACTGATGTTTACGTTCTTCACAAACCTTTTCAACCACAAACGGTCGGTCAGCCCGTGTGGAAATTGTAACTTGCTGACCACAACCTTAGGAATCCATCTCATGACAACTCTCGCTGAAATCCAAGCCGGCCTTAACCAGGTTACGGCTAATCTGAATGCGCTTACGACGGCAGTCGCAGCGATCCCACGGGCAGTTCCCGTAGGTAGCGTGCTTGTGGATCAGACTGTGCTTGACGCAGTTGGCACGCAAGTTACTTCTGTGAATACTCAAGTGACGAACCTCACAGCATCTATCCCGCCTGCTGTGTAACCCTCTAGGCCTGGAGTACTCGCAAGGTCTTCCAGGCCTTTTCCATAAGGAAATAAAATGGATCCGATCTCAATCGCAATGGGCTTGTCCCAGTTCGTTCCGGCTATCGTTCGCTGGGTTAGCGGGAGTGATAAGGCAGGGGACGCTGCGCAAAAGGTGGTGGAGGTGGCGACGTCGCTTACGGGGAAACCAGCGGATCAGGTGGTGGATGCGCTCAAAGCAGACCCCTCGCTCGTGCTGGAATTCCGCCGGGCGGTTATGGCTAATGAACAGCAGATGGATGCGATGTATCTGGCCGATGTAGCTGATGCGCGGAAGCGGGACGTGGAGCTTAAGGTCCATAACTACCGCGCGGATTCCATGTACGTCCTAGCAGTAATTCTCATTTCAGCCCTGGTCTGGACAACACTCAAGTCTGAGATGGATGAGTACGCCAAGGGAATTGTGACGCTGGTGCTTGGGCGTTTCCTTGGGTACTTGGATAACATCTACAACTTTGAATTCGGGACGACTCGGGTGAGTAGGACGAAAGATGCTACGATCGAGAACCTTTCGAAGTAAGGTTACGTAGTTCGCTCGGATTATGGATGGATAATCCGAGCGATCATGCAACCAAACTGTCCGGCGTAATCCTTCCCGGCGCTGCTGGAGCAGGGTCTGCAGCTCTGGTTGCACGCAGCATAATTCCCTTCGCTGTATTCACCATAACGAGCTGGCCGGATTGGATAGCCCCGGTTAGAATCCCCTCGAAGTCTCGGAAGTCTGGAAAGTAGAGGTGGATCATCTTATACGCCTCGCCGTAGGGGAGTTCTCCCTTGCGCTGAACGAACTCGATGAAGCGCTCAGCTTGCATGGAGATCTCACTGCGACCGATGCGGGAGAACACTTTGGGCATGTCGGTTTCTAGGTCCTCCAGCATCGTGTTCGCGAGCTGAAGGTCCTCCAGGTCAATGATCCGGGAGTCTCCGCGGGAGGCGCTGAGCACCATCGCCACCTTGTGCATGTGGGTCTGCTTCCGAGCGGCATAGCCCTCTGCCATCTGGTCATCCATGCGGGAGACGGAGTCTTCCCAGAAGCTCTGATACCAAGAGGAACCCCAGGCACGGGCTTCGGGGGATAGGGAGAATGGCCCGGTCATCATGCTGATTTGCTCAAGGTCGTGGATCAACTTCTCTCGCATCACGGCATCTCCGGAAGTCACCTGCTCATCCACGTAAGCGACGTATTTCTCCTTCTTGTCCGCGTAGACGAATAGGCAGCGGGAGGACAGGCCGCCTCCAATCATTGCCTGGGGCATGTTGTCAGCAATCCAATGGGGAGTGGTGCCCGCCTGGAGGTTGATCCACGGCGCCTCGACTGTGTCGTTGCCGCTCATCTTTGTAATCTTCTCGTAGGAGCGTTTGCCGTCCCAGAGCTCGATGAGCAGGTTGACCATTTCCTTGTCCTGAAGATTGAGCAACGATCCCAGCTCCGACGCGACGAGGGTAAGCGGAGACATAGGGTGCCATTCGCTGTTGTATTCGAAGGCCTCCGACGCTGCTGCGAATGCCGTGACGAGCGCCTGCCATGTGATGGAGTTCGGACCGAACTTAATCCCTGGGACTTGCTTGAGCAGGTCGGTGCTTATGTCGATCGTGGTAGACTTGGCCACGACTCCCGGCGGTGCGACGAATATCAGGTAAAATGAAGATACCAACAGAAGCGTTTT